AATCTTCGTCAGAAAGTGTTTGCATTTCTGTGATGAAAGTATTTGATTGTTCTTGAAGAGCACCAAATTCTTCATCTGTAAATTCTTGTTCGTTAAATTCAGCAATTACATTTTCTGCAATGAATGCGACAACTTTTTCTTCGCCATATTGTTCAAAGAGTGTCTCGCCAAACTTTTCGTCTACTAGATCTTCGCCATATTCATTGACGTATTCTTCCATGATGCCGTTGAAAATAACAGCATCACCATATTCTGCAATCAATCCTTCTAGGACTAATTCTGGACCATGTTCTGCGATAAGACTCTCAACTAGAGCCTCACCTTCTAATTCTTCGCTGACCTTAACTTTCATCTTACCTGTATCGGCAGGACTGTCCTTATCAAGTGCTTCATCTTCGTCAGCAATCTTTTCAGCCTGATCAGGAGCAACTTTCATTTCTTCTGCAGGAAGACCAGCCCTGCCAGCTTTTGGTGACATTACCATATTCTTAGAAGCAGCTGCTCCATGAGCTGATGGATCAACCATTGTTGTTGCACCGCCTAGATCGGCAGATGGATCCATCATCATAGCAGACATAGGCAATGGCTCCCTACCAGCATTTGTAACTGATGCTGCAAGAATCTCTGCTGCTGATTCGTGTAATGATTTATGTTTGCGAGACATTTAAAACCCCTAAAGATATAATATTATTTATAAAACTTATAACTTTGACATAAAGTTTTCGAATATCTTCAGAGAGATTTCGTCTAGTTGTTTTTCTTTTGCGCTCTTAATCTGATTATAATATTCGTTCACATTCATTTCCTTAACTAGTCCATTATCCCACACCCATTCTCTTCCTTCCATAATTCCCTGTACAAAAGCACCAGGAGCTGAAGGATCTGCAACGATATCAGCCGCTGTTGCAAGATAAAAGTCTGGTTGTACAACATTTACACCACCTTCGTTTTTAAGGGATCCCATACCACGTGAAGAAACTCCAAGAGTAGCCCCTGCTTCCATAAGATTCTTTGCAATCTTACCCATAGGTGTGTCGAGAACCTTTGCCTTACCTTCAAAGACGTTTCCATTCTTTTTGATATTTGTAATCATATGGGAAACGCGCTCTAGATTGATCGTAGGAGACTCTGGATGACCGAGTTCGCCGAATGCACGATTCTTATCCACATATTCCTTCATGTAGCGATTTACTTCGTTTTCGAGAACGCTTACTGGATATGAACGACCATTGCGGTTCTTTGTCTCAGCGACAAGGAATGGACCCTGAATATAAAGTGTCTTAACACCGTTATTTTCTTCGGTGATATACTTTACTTCTTCGACTGTTTCTGTGATAAGTTTCATTGTACTATTCCTTTAATCCAAGAGAGGCTCTTCTTCTCAATGATCTTTTTCTTCTCATAAGAGCGCGAGCCTGTTTTGCTTTACGTTTAATTTTACCGACACGCTGACCACGTTTTCTGCGAAGTCTTTCTTGTGCAGTCATACGCTTTAATTTTCCGCCGCGAATTGTATAGCCTTTTACAGCTGATAATCTTTTTCTTCTTTGAACCTTGCCACCGCGAACGCGAGCCTTGACAACCTTTGTTCTACCCTGACGCATAACGTTTGGATTGCGACTTGCTTCATCGAGTTGATCAACTTCTGATTCTTCTTCTGTCGCAGATTGCGAATGAAGCGCATCATGATCGGCACGCAATGATTCTGGTGTTTTTAGCAATTCAATGCCGCGTTGACGGCTTAATGCACTTCTTTGTTGTTCTAGATCAAATGCACGACCCAACTTCTCTGCTGCGCTCATACGGCGAGCTTCGCTCAAATCAACAGGTGCATTGATAGCAATTGCTTTTTTATAAAGATCTAGTTTAGCAGAAGCAATCTCGTTTAATCGTGCAGCAATGCCTTCTTTGATGTTTGAACGACTCATGTAGTTCTTTAGTTCATGAGACTTAACAACTCTTGGATTTAGATATTGCATAATCTTGACGCGCATTTCTTTCTTTGCGTCTTCGACTGCTTCTTTACCATCATCCTGTTCTTCATCATCATCGCCTTGACTGTTAATAGATTTAACATCAAGTTCTTGTTTTGGCATTTCTTCAGAAATCACTTTACCCACAACATCGCGCGCGATTAAATCAGCGACATCGATGCTTGTGTCTGTTGGTTTGATTCCGTATTTCTTCATTTGAGTCTTTTCTTTTCGCTGTTTAAATTTTTCAAGATTAGCACCTTTCCCCTGTTCAAAATCAGGAGAACCGTAACGATCTTCAAAACCTTCTGTTAGTTCGCTCATTTGATTAACAACGCAAATTCTTTTACTTTATTAAATGTTTCTGGACTCTCTAAGACCATATCTGATAATCGTTGTTTGTTTTCTTCATTTAAAGAATCAAACACAGATTTAATTTTATCCATGATATCTTTTTCAACATTAATTTCTTCGCCTGTTGAAAATACAACAGGAAGAACTTCTTCGTTTACATATCCCCTTTGTGCATTCAATGGTCCAGGACTGACTGTATTCATTGATTTAAATCCAGTGCCTGATTGATCATAAGGAACAGGAAATGTTAAACCGTATTTGTTATCAACATAAAGAGCAACACGTTGTCCATTTGGGAACATACGAATTGCTTCTCTCTTTAGAAGAAGCATTGCAGGAGGATTGAACTGTTCGTTTAATTCCATCTTTTGCTCTTTCAAAATATCTCTGATTGTTCTTCTTAATTGAGTATCTGGAGCATTTACAATCATACGAACAGGCACTGCAGAATTGATTGCTGAAAGAGCATCTCGTTTTGGTCCACTCATCTTTTGTAGGATGCCATAGTGAGATAGTCTTGGATTTTTCTGTGAAATGTTTACATAGTCAGTGACTGCTGTGGAAGCAACTGCAGCATTTACAGGAAGTCTTAATCTGTTTTTGACAAGTGAAATGCGACTTTTGATGCGTTGTTTAGCCGCACCATTAGATTTAGCCTCTGTAAGTTCTAAATTTTCAGTTGCCATTTCTTCCATTATGCTTCTGTTGGTGCCTCAATCTGTTCAGCAGGAGCTTCTGCTGGAGCTGAAATAAAATTCGATGCAACTTCAACTTTCTTCACTTCAAGAGCGTCTGCAATCTTAGATGCAATTGCTGCGTTGAAGGCTTCGACTGCTGAGTCTCCATCCTTTGACAAAATCGAACTTATTAATGATTCAGTGTTCATATGTACTCCAATATTTAGACATTATTGTTGAGGCTGCGCAGCTGCTTGTTGTTCAGCTGCAGCCTGTTGTTCCATTGCAGCTTGCTGCTCAGGTGGGACTTGTGGAGCATACTGCGCTTGAATCTGCATAATTTGCTGATTCATTGCAGCTTCTTCCTGAGCCTTCTGAATAGTATCTTGCTGCTCTTCAATTCGCTCTGTTTCTAGTTCAACTCTAATTCGATCAATTGCTTCTTCATCCAAGTGGAGAACGTTTTTCTGTACCCAAGATTTTGAGAAGTATCTGCCAGTAAACTGCTCGACCTGCATTAACAACTGCATACGAGCTGTCATTAGGTCTGCTTCGCGGAGTTCAGAGAAATTATTATCCTTGAGGAAGTCATAGTGAATCTTCTCGCGGAGTTCTTTCCATTCATCAACTGAAGCAATACCCTTGAGGGCAAGCTGACGCTCCATAAGTTCATCGAATAGGATCGTAAACTTAGAACGGAGTTTCTCAATAAACTTATTAAATTTAATTTCGTCGCGTGTGATTTCTTGAGTGCGACCAAGCATGAAGCCTTGTCCTGGTTCCAAGCGTGTAACTGGAATATTCAAAGACTTGTAGAGTTTCTGTTCGAAATACTTAACGTCTGCCATTTCGCCAAGATTTTGTCCTGGTGGCAATGTGGTGATTTCTGTTGACTTACCTTCACCGCGACGTGGAATCCAGAAATCTTCCATGATTGACATGAACTTGCGATCGTCTTTAACTTCACCAGTTGTTGAGTCGTAGACAACCTTGTTGCGGAACTTTGTCATAAAGTCGCGAAGATATTGATCTGCTTTGATGCGTGGCATGTTGCCAACGTCAATGTAGAATACGCGACGTTCTGGAGCGCGTGAAAGGCGATAGATGACGACAGCATCTTCAACCATGCGCAACTGATTGAGTGGCTTAATGGCTTTGTGAAGATATGAAAGAACCATCTGACGTTTTGGATCAAGCAATCCAGAATTAACATTCACGACAGCATCTGTTGCAATTTTAACAGAGGCATCGTTCATGCTACTGACTGTCTGATTTCCTTGTGTAGAAGTTTTGTCATTGAAGACATAGAATTCTTGAACACCAGTTACAAGTTCAGCGCCTGTGCGTGGATCTTTTTTCTTATTGACTGTGCGAACTTTTTTGATTTTTCTTGGATCAATATAAACTAGTTCTTGAATACCAAGTTGTGGCTGCGCACGATCTACTAGGACTTGAAAGAATAATCTTCCGTCGATATACCAATCGCGGAAAAGCCCAGAGCCATCATTTGAGAAGTTTAGAAGTTTGAGAACATATTTAAATTCTTCGCGAATTGCTTCTTTAATTTCTTCTGGTTGATCTAAATCATCAACAATAATTGAAACTGATTTGCCAGCATTATCGTGTACGACTGCTTCGTTGACAATCTCATCTACAGCTGATTCTAATTCTGGCTGTAATGCCATCTCACGATAACGAGAGATGAGATCAACTTCATTTTTAAAGCCAGCTTCTAGGTCAAGATAGGTGCCAAAATAACCACCGCTGGAAATTTCAATAGCACCATCATCAGCTGTTGGTGCTGTAATTTGCGGTTGAATATCTGTCTCTGGCTTCTTGCGTACGATCTCGAAGCCAAATAAATTAATGCCTGCCATAGTTTACTCCATTATAACAAAATCAAATAAGCATAAAAAATTATCTAGTCTTAGGACCAACATCTGTCCTAGGAGGAGGTCTCACTGGTCGTTTGTTTGTGTTTCTACCCGATGATACTTGACTTACTGGTGTAAGACCAAGAGGTTTTATTTGGGGTTGAGGAACAGACCCAGGAAGTTGTGCTGATGGTCTTGGATTTTTCTTTCCACGAAATTTATCTATCAGCGGCTGAACTGATCTTACTGACGCCTTAAAACGCGATACTGTTCTATTGATATCATTAACGCCACGTGTGACGTTATTAATTTTCCTTAAAAAGTCGTTAAGGCTGCTCATTGAATCAATTAACCAACAAAGACTTCTGGTGATGTCCAGTATTGGTACTGGAATGTAACAGCGTATTCTTCGATTGCATCATTTGCATCCCAGCTTACGTCAATTGGAGAAATATCAACAGGGAACATATCGATGAATGTATATGTTTTGATGATATTTCCTTGCTTGCCATACTGATAGACTTCAGCGTCGAATGCATACTGGCTGTAAAATGAATCAGCAATATTGCTTTCGTGACCGTTGATTCTTGACATCCACTCTTCAAGTTGATTGCGAATTACGAAGTCTTCATCGTTAATAACTGTAATAGTCCATTCTGGGAATGTTCTATTGCCAGCCATCTTGATGGTTCTGCCGAAGTATGGAACTTCAATCGTTCCAATTGTAGAACCTGGCAGCTGTGCCGTTTTTGCAGTAAAGGTAAGTTTCTGATCAAATACTGGAATGTTTACTTCAAACAGATTTGGACGTGCGCCGTCGAATGGAAAATTTCCTTTAAAGTCTGTAATATTGAAAGGCATTGCGTTCTCCTGACTTTATATTATTTATTAGAATCTACCAACGACTTCATCAAATGATACACCAGTACGAACTGCAACAAAGTTTAGCTGGATGAAGTTGATGCTGCGGTTTGGCTTGACATAAATGTCACCGACAAACTCATTGCGATCAATTACATCTTGAGTATTGTTTGTTGAATTACATACGACTTTGAAGTCTGTGATTCCACGACGACCCTTCACCGTTCTCAAAAATGGTTCGACAATTGACACGAATTGCGATCTTGTAAATTCATCATTGAATTCGAAGAGTTGCGCCTTGGCAGCACGAGCGATCGCTTTTTCGAGCGTGATAAACAAGCGACGAACATTGATGCGGTCAAATGCACTTGGCTTTGATAGCATTGTCTTGTCGCCAAATAGGATAGTTCCTTCACCAGCAAATGACACGACAGGATTGACACCATTCTTATAGAGTGTATCTCTGTCAGCCTTTGCAGGATAGTAAGCAAGTTTGATAACGTTCTTGATCTGACCACGTGAAGAGCCAGCTGGTGAATACCATGCATCTCTTTCAAGGTCTGTGCGAACACAGAGACCAGCAACGTCACCGTTGAGTGGGATCCAACGATACTTGTCGTTGTACTTGTCATACTGATACTTCCAGCCGCTGTCCATTACAGCATATGAAGAAGATACGTTTGACAATGCATTCTTGCGATAGTTGACAACGTCAGTACTTGGTGTTGAAGAAGTTACGTTTGCAAGAGCTGGTGATACGAATACCACGCAGTCCTTACGAACTTCAGCAACGCTATTGATTGCATAGAGTGCAGTTGCTGGTTCAGCGTCACCTGTCATGATGAGTGAAACATCAATTTGATCAGCGTCAATAAACTTACTTAGACCAGTTTGAACATTTCCAGCCAACACAACGCCGTCGGCACCACCACTGAGTGATGTAGTGTGAACAGCAGCAACATTAACTAGTTGAGCAAATGTCTTGCCTGCAGAAGTTGTTCCCCAAGTGAGTGCTGTATTGCCAGCATCTGGATGATCTGCCCAGTAGATATATTTTGATTTTCTCCAGAGCACATCCTTGTAATAGTTTGAATTGCCAACGCTGTCTTTTGCGTCAGAAGCCTTTGACAAGAATGGGAATGTTTCAAGAACTGTTCCTGATGTGCCTGTGAAGAGACCATCTTCGTCTGCGACAATGATGTGCATTTCATCATTAGCACCACCAACGCTAGAAACGAAAGCAGAAGTTCCTGGAACACTATCAAAGTAACTCTTGTATGCCCATGCATCAAAGTGCGTTTGATTTGTATTTGCCCAAACACTGACTTTGAGTGAGTTGCCAAGTGCGCCAGCATATCTTGCTACCCATGCACCTGCGTTTGCAGTGTTTGAACTGTAATAGTTTGTGAAGTATTCATCTTCATTCTTGATTAAGAATGTAGTATTTCCTGATGTTGTTGCCGTTCTCGTGTTTGAACCGTTCACTGCGCGAACGACGCGAAGGTCGTTTCCGTAGTTTAGAAAGTTTGCGCAGGTGAAGAATGATACTGCTGTGTTATTGTCTGGTTTGCCAAAAACTTCTACTAGTCGAACTTCATTTTCGATTTGTGTCGCAAATTCAGCTGGACCCCACTGAAATGTTCCAGCAAATGCACCAGTAGTTGTTCCTGTTGATGGAACGGCAGTTGTTAAGTCAATCTCAGAAGTAACAACACCAGGAGATAATTGAAACGCCATGTTTATGCTCCTATGAATGGAGAATTAAGAAAATCTACGAAATTATTTAGTAAATTCGGGTTTTTAAGGTTTTTTATTTATAGGTCCCCCATTTACTGTCTTGAACGATGTTCCACACAGCTCCGTCTTGTACAAAAGAGTTGGATCGCTCATCTCCCCCAATAGATGCAATTGGTAAAGGGAGCATTTCATCTTCAATTTGTTGCATTTGTTGTTCGTGAAGTTTCTTTTTAACGTTTGTATCGCTCAACTCTGAGAAGAAGTTTTGACTGGTACACCAAGAGAATAAGACTAGGCACATAACGAGGTCATCATGGCTTCCGCTTGCAGCCTCAAAACTCGTTCCGTTCGTCACAAAGGTCGAAAGTTCGGATATAATCTCAAAGTCTTGTATAATCATCTGTTGAGATTCAATCAGATTCTTTAGAACGGAGCATCCTAGACGCTTTACCGACTTCGTGGTTCGAATTCCACGATTTGATTTATTACCATATCCCCAAGTTAGAGCCATCTTACTCTTCATTTCGACACTGGAAAGGATATTCTCGTACTCATAATCATCAAAGAGAGAATCTACAACTTGCTGACCATTATCATTAATTTCGACGAGCGCATATGCGCTGTTATAGTATTCACCAATCTTTTTAATCATACTAGGATAAACGAGTGGACTTATATCGTTATTCTTGTAAGTCGCGACGACTTTATATGGAATCTCAGAAATGTCTAAAACCACGAACGCCGAGTAGTCCAGACCCTTTCCACGACTCGTATCTGCGACGAGCATATAACTCTTTCCAGGGATGGGTTGGTGATAGATTGAGATTCCGCTTTCAGTTTTGTTTAGAGGAGTCACAAAGGCGAGAGACTTTAGACCGCTGGCTGAAATAAGAGTTCCCGACGAACCCATGAATTCACATTCAACTTCCTGGAAATACTTTTGTTCTCCAAGAACAGCTCGCTGCTCGTCTGCCCATTTCTGATCGCGCCCTGGAACCTGTCTCCAGTTGGCTTCAATATGTAAGAATCCGTTTTGATTTTCAACGGCTTCGGTCCACATCTTATAAAAGTGATTCATACCATTTGGGGTAGAAGAAATTAAAATCTTAGATGATGTACCAGAAGAAATCGTAGGATAAACGGAAGTGAAGAATTCTTCTGCGATGTTACTCGGGACGAATGCAAATTCGTCGAGGTATAGTAACGAGATAGAGAAACCACGAATTGCACTGGACGCCGTAGACGTAGCCATTACACGACAGTTATTCTCTAATTCAATGTCGCCTTTATTCCAAGTCTTAACGCCTTGTTGAATCCAGAGTGGCAATGCTTCATAAGCAATTTTAATACGACTCAAAATTTCGCGTGCAGTTGGTGCCTTGTTAGCAAGAATTGCGACGAATTTATCTTGATTGAAAAGAATGTACCACAGAATATAACCAACAATCATCGTCGTCTTACCAAGCTGACGACCAGCCTTTAGAATCACACGACGGTTTTGATTAATGTCCTCAATGGCTTGTTTTTGGAATGGGTAAAGCGAGATATTGACAAAACCTTTGTCAAGTGTGATGATCTTTACATATCGCTCAATAAAATAAATTGGATCTTCTGCACACTTTACATACTCACGGACTTCATCTTCCGTGAGTTGCAATGGCATATTAATTTTCTTTAAATGCGGATTGCCAAGATAGTTTTTGATTCTAGTCTGAAGATTCATTCTTTATTTTCTTTAACAAATCAGCAGTAGAGCCAACAAACACTGCCTTATCTACGGTGATGTTTGTTGGAGCAACTTCTTTTGGTTGAAGTTCCATCTGCTGCTTTTGGAGAATCATAAGTTTCTCTGTGACATCAGAGAGATTCTTGATCATGTTTGCTGCTACTTCATACGCTCTTGGGTGCTGCGATTCTTTCGCCACTTCAAGAATGCCGTCCAAAGCCTCATTACCCTTTTCGATAAGGTTGTAATAATTAGCACGAGAATAGTTAGCGTCAGGATTAACAGCTGATCCGTCTGGCTCATGAATAGTAACACTTCTATTTTCCTCTTTTACCACAGGAACATAATCAGTGTTTAAAATTTCTGCTAAATTTTTATCTGCTTCGCTCATAAATTATGTAATATTTGGTGCCGATTCAATTGATACATCAAATCCAAATGCAGTATTTGCATTTGCTGTGTTTAGATCTGGTATGACTGTAATGTTATTTAATTGATAGTCTGTCGCTGATCTGTATGTTGATAGATTATAAGATGAATTTGAAACAGCACCTGTAATAAATTTGCCTGTTTCAAACGACCCAGTAACGTCTGATACAATTAGAGTATTTGAATTGTTGCTCCATGAAGAAATGAAGCCTGTGGCTGTTGCACCATCAACATTTCGACCCTGATAAACGAGTTCTCCAATTTTAAATTCACCTTTGCCTGTGGACAAAGCAAAACTCTTTGCTTCATTTCCACCAGTGTTATATTCATATGTATTTGCTGTTGCTTTACGGATAACCTTAACGTTGCTCACTGGACCGTAGAGATATCCGCGCATCGTGAATCCAAGGCTCCACTGAAGCATTCTTAATTCTTGTGGTGGACCGTCTGATCCGCCAGCATTGTAGTCAACGCTTTGTAAAATCAATGGCACATCAACTGGATTACCAACACCAACGAGATCTAATGTCATTGTGTAATCAGGATTGAAGTATGGTAAAATTTGCTCAATGATTTGTGTGCCATCTTCAGTATTACGGACATAGATGTACAATTGAAAACTAAAGTTATATGGAGCAAGCGTTGTTGTGTTAATCGCTGTGTCGTTCAACGGACCAAACTGCTTGATGAATGGTGAGATTTTACGAGTAGTGTCATATGCGATACTTGTCATCTCAAAAGACATTCTTGGTAATGTCAACTGCACACGACGATCCAAGTTAGGGTCTTGTGTAATACGTTGATAGAATTTTTCTTTTGAGATGTAATTCAATGGTACTGTGATGCGTTCAATCTCTTGTGTACCTGCAAGGTTGTAGCGATACAATTTGATGTTATTGAACATCGTGCCAAAAGCCACGACCATCTTACGAGTAATTCTATGATAAAAGTGTTGACCTGATAACATGATTAGTTCTCGTCAGATGTACCAAATGGATTGGTTTCAGTCCAATCAAGGATATTGTCTGCTTCATTTTCAAGCAATACATTCTCTTCAAAGTCATCCGTGGCATTCTCTTGCGGATCGCCACTTGTCATCGTCCATTGCGCATTGCTTTCAGATCCTTTGATGACTGTATTCGCGGCAAAAGATCCTTTGATGTTTCGAATGATAAGTTTTCTATTTGGAAGATCCCAACTTGAAACATATCCTTTGGCTGTAGCAGCTGCCAATGTTGCTCCTTGATAAACAATTTCATGGTCATCATATGTTCCGCTACCGCCAGCGTTCAATGTGAACTCAATTCCATATGCACTCAAATCTGCGATCGCATCAAGTTCTGCAACACCAGTGTCAATAATTTCGCCGTTGTATTTGAAGACTTCTAGATTTAATCCGTACATATATGGTGCAAATTTACCAGCCTGGAAGAAGTTCTTTTCTTCTTCGACGAATCGAATCTCAAGAAGTTTTTGTTGCACAGGCATGAAAATCAAATCACCTTCTTTTGGAACATTGCGCAAAATTGATGGAACATATCTCTCAAATGTTCTGCGGGCAACTGCAACACGCGCTTCTTTCTGAATTTGCAAACCAAACTTCGAGAAGAATTCCTGATTGCCTTCGAAGTCTTGAAACGACTCAAGATACATGTCAATCTTAAATGCCTTTGTATATTTCTTTACTGGATCATCACCAAACAAACGATCTAGCTCTGAGTGAGATTCTCGTGGCAAATAGTAAACATCGATTCCATGATTCCTGATAGATTCAATGATCATGTCCTCGATGAGAATCTGCTCACGAGTTGCACCTTGATTGTTAAAATAAACACTGACTGCCATATTAGCCAACTATCATCATTGGTGGTTCTTCATGGACATCGCGGAGCTTTGCTTCAAGCCTTTGAACGTCGTCCATTGCTTCGGCATAAATTTGCTGACCGTTGACAACTAATCCACCAGGAAGGGTATAATTCGCATACTTCTTGAGATTGTTACCCCACTGACGTTTGAAGAGCGCAGTGACGTATTCTTTTAACCAAGAATCGTTGAAAATTCTTTCGTACGAATCAATATCAACGATTCGATTTGCTTTGAAGAGCATGAAGTCGCCAGCATCTAATTTACCGTCCCAGTCTTGCCACAAATAAAGGCGATTGGTTTTCTTGTTATAGGTGTATGGAATCTGTCCCGTTATGATCATGTCAAGTGTTGATAGATGCTGACGAGCGATAAAATAATAGGTGTATGACGAGGCTGAGAGGCTATAGAAATCGTTGAGGCGAATCTGATAGTTCACATCGAACATATTGAATTCTGTGCCACCCATGGAACTTACGGAAGTTCCTGAGAATGGAAAAACCTCTGAGACGCCGATGATATTGTCACACAGTGTGATATACTTGTTTAGAATATCAGCATTCGTGACTTTGTGGGCAAGATACATTGTCTCTGTACCATCGTAATGATAGTCTTGAAACATTTGTAATGCGTCGTCGATTCGATCGTCTAGTTGATCGTCATCTACGTTGATGTCGATTACTGGGAAGCCTAGATTTCGAAGGCAGAAGTCTTTAAGAGTGGATTTATTGGTAGGTTTTGCCATTTAGAACCTCACATGTAGTTCTATATTTAGTTATTCGACCAATCTACCCTCTCGAGAAGTGTAAGTCTTGTTTGGATCCATGTGAGCAAATTGTTCCCAGTTCGGCTCACCCTCAAGAATTCGTTTCCCAGTGGATTCTTCGCCGATGTGGTTTATCATATTACTTCCATCAGAATTCTTTAATTGAGCACTATACATCTGATGAAAATGATCAAGATAAACCATTATCATTCCCTCGTTGATATTGAATCCCCAATATTCCCTAAATGGATATTCTATGATACTCTTTCGATACAAACTAAAGATAATTGGAAACGTTTTTGTATTTTTAGAATAATAGTATTCCCCAAATTGAACGTCGTTTGATTCGATACAGGAAGGTTTTTCGTGAAAATACCATGGCTGACGTTGAAGGACAACTGAAGCCATCTTTTCATCGGATTCTAAAACACTGATTAAATCGTCTAGTCTTGTAGGATTAATTAATACTACATCATCTT